CCCGCCAGGCCGGCAGGGGGGCCAAGATGTTTTGCCTGAGCGCGCCATAGATGACCCCTTACGCACCCCCGTCTCGCGTAAGCTCCTTTTAGCCGCCGCGCCGCGCCTGCTATCCGGCGAAGATCCCCAAGCGTCACACCTAACCGGAGTTCAAGCATTTCAGCTAAAAAAGTATGTTGACGAATGCGCCGCAGCCGAAATGCTTGACGAGGAGCCGCCGATCATGCCAAAGCTCCTCCAGCTCCTCCCCGAAGCGCACATCGTTCCGTGGCAGAAGGGGGTGGCCCCAAATCCGAAAGGACGACCAAAAGGTTCGAGGCATAAGCTGTCCATGAAGTTCTTCACCGACCTTCACGACATATGGCTGGAGCAGGGAGACGGGATCTTGCGCCGCGCCGCGTTTCAGGATCCGATGGGTTTTGCGGCGATGTGCGCCAAGCTCATGCCGCAGAAGATTGAAGTGCGCGATACGACGCTGGAGGATATGGAAGATGACAAGCTCGCAAACCTCATCAGCGCCCTTGAGCAGCGGCTCACCAGTGGACATTCTGCCGGAGGGCGTGACGCCGGAACAGGCGGAAGATCTGTTAAGACGATTGAAGGCCGAGTTATCGAACAGGGAGAGCCGCGACCGGCTGGCGCTCTACCGCCCGTATCCGAAACAGATTGAGTTCCATAATCTGACTGGTGACGCCAAAGTAAAGGAGCGGCTGTTCATGGCCGGCAACCAGCTTGGCAAGACGCTGGCCGGCGCTGCGGAGGACGCGATCCACCTGACCGGACGCTACCCTGACTGGTGGAAAGGGCATCGCTTCTCCGGTCCTATAACCATGATCGTCGGATCGGAAAGTTCCGAGTTGACGCGTGATGGTTTGCAGCGGCTTCTCATCGGGCCGCCTGCCGATGAAAGCGCATGGGGCACCGGCTTTATTCCGGCAGACGCCATATTGGATCGTTCCAGAAAGATGGGCACGCCGAACGCCATCGACAGTGTGACTGTGCGGCACAAGGATGGCGGAGCTTCGACGCTGCTGTTCAAGTCCTATGACCAGGGGCGCGGCAAGTGGCAGGCGAACACGGTTCACTATGTCCACTTCGACGAAGAACCGCCTTTCGATGTTTATTCCGAAGGGCGCACGCGCACCACCGCGACGCAGGGGCTTGTCACCGTCACCTTCACGCCGCTCAAAGGTATCAGCCAAGTCGTCAAGCGCTTCCTTAACGATCCGTCGCCGTCCCGCAAAGTCGTCGTTATGACCATCAACGATGTGCAGCATATCAGCGAAGCCGACCGCGAACGCATCATCAAAGACTATCCCGAACACGAGCGCGAAGCCCGCGCCAACGGCACGCCGACACTCGGAGCCGGCGCTGTTTATCCCGTCACTGACACCAGCATTGTCGTCTCCCCTATACCCATTCCGCAGTGGTGGAAGCGCATTGCGGGCCTTGACTTCGGATGGGATCATCCCACTGCCGCCGTCGAGCTGGCCTATGATCCCGACCATGATGTGATCTATGTCGTGCGCGAGCACCGCGCCAAACAAAAGACGCCGCCAGAGCATGCCATCACTTTGCGGACGTGGGGATCTGATCTGCGGTTTGCATGGCCGCATGACGGTCTGCAATCCGACAAGGGATCCGGCGAAGAACTGGCGACGCAATACCGCAAGACGGGATTGAAGCTGCTGGCCGAGCGCTCCACTTTCCCCGACGGCGGCAATTCCGTTGAAGCCGGTATCATGGCAATCCTCACCCGCATGCAGTCTGGCCGGTGGAAGGTGTTCTCCACCTGCACGGCTTGGCTGGAGGAGAAGCGCCTGTATCACCGCGAGGAGAAAAACGACGGCGGATCCAAGCTGGTCAAGACGGACGACGACTTGCTGGACGCGAGCAGATATGCCATGATGAGTTTGCGATTTGCCCGCGTGTCTGATCGCCGCAGCGCCTTTGGCGTTCGGATGGACAACACAGTGAGCGAAACAGCTATAGGAACCGGCGAAGTAGATTGGTAGGAGATCAAAATGGGTATTCGGTGCAAAATGAAGCTCGAAGGTGTGTATGCGAATACGTGGGGTGGCGCAAAGGCAATTTTCCGCTGCGAGTATGATCCGAATTTGCGGCCCGAAGATAAAAGTTTTCAAAAGGCCACGCCTAACGGGCAGGCCGAGTTCACCGTCGATAATCCCGACGCAGCCGCGCAGCTTATCATCGGCAAGCATTATTACGTCGATTTTACTCCTGTCGAATAGTGTCGAGCGCAGATTGGTGATCCCTCATGTCCTCATTGTTCAATCCCCCGAAACCGCAAGCCCCGCCGCCCGTCCCGCAGCTCGACAACGCCATTTCGGCGCGTAACGCCAGCGATACTCTGGCGATGCGGCGCGGCATAGGCACCACCATGCTGACCGGCGACCAAGGCCTGCCGGATCTCGGCAGCGTCGCCAAACCCGCCACGGCAGGTAAATGATGCAAGACAATAGCGGCCCGCACATACTCGCCATCAACACGTCGCCAGTGCAGCGCCCGCTATTCATCCGCATGCGTAACGACCGATTGGTGTGGACACGCCAGCGCGAGACGGCTTTGCTGTTCCGCAGCTTCGCTGACGCCGAACGCTTCGCCGCACAGACCTTTACGCGAGTGCGCGGCTACGCCCGCCCCTTCCCGTTTTTCACCGCTGCCGAGGAGGATATGGCGTGAGCGATCCAGATACTGCCCAACAGATCATCCGCCGGCAGGAGCAGATCAAATCCAATCGCGGAACGTTCGAGCGCCAGTGGCACGAGATCGGACTGCGCGTCATGCCGCGCGCCGATAATTTCCTCTCCAAATCCGCGCCAGGGCAGCGCAAAGATCAATTCGTTTTTGACAGCACCGCCCCGCTGGCGCTTACCCGTTTCTCCGCCGCGCTGGAGAGCATGCTCACGCCGCGCAGCCAGAAGTGGCACAATCTCGAAGCGCTGGATCCGCGCGTCAAGAAAAGCAAAGCCGTCGCCGTCTATCTGGAGCAGGTGCGCGACTTGCTGTTTCAGGTGCGCTACACGCCCTCCGCCAATTTCGCCAGTCAGACCAACGAGCTGTATATGAACCTCGGCGCGTTCGGAACCGGCGCGATGTTCATCAAGGATGCTTTGCACGAAGGCATCAAATATATGTCGATCCCGCTGGCCGAGCTGTTCATCGCCCAGGATGATAACGGCATTGTCGATACGGTGTATCGCCGCTACGAGATGACCGCCCGCGCCGCGTGGCGCAAGTGGGGCGATGTTCTGCCGGAGAAGATCCTGCAAGCCAAAGTCAAAGACCCCGAACAGACCTTCGAGTTCATTCATTGCGTGCGCCCAAACGACGAGGTGGAGCACGGGAAGCTCAACCGGCGCGGCATGAAATACTATTCCGCCGACGTCGCCATCGAAGGCAAGACGCTTCTAAAGGAAGGGGGCTTCCGCACCTTCCCCTATGCGGTGAGCCGCTATGTCACCGCAGCCGGCGAAGTCTATGGCCGCAGCCCTGCACAAGATGTGTTGGCCGATATTCGCACCGTCAACGAGATGGAAAAGACGAACCTGCGCTATGGGCAGCGCGTCAATGATCCACCATTGATGACCGCAGATGTTGATAGCCTCTCGCCGTTCAACATGAAATCCGGCTCGCTGAATGCCGGCTATCTGTCCGAAAACGGCACAGAGATGGTCAAGCCGCTGCTGATCCAGGGCGATCCGCGTTTCGCCATCGAGCAGAGCCAGCAGAAGCGCAAAGCCATCAATGACAGCTTCCTCGTCACGCTGTTCCAGATACTCGTCGATACGCCGCAAATGACCGCCACCGAAGTGATGGAGCGCGCGCAGGAAAAAGGCGCGCTGCTGGCGCCGACCGTCGGGCGGCAGGAAGCCGAGTTTCTTGGTTGCTGCATCACCCGCGAGATTGATATTCTGGCCTCTGCCGGTGCCCTGCCACCCCCGCCGCCGGAGCTGGCGAACAGCGGAGGCCAGATCAAGATCATCTATGACAACCCGCTCTCCCGTATGCGCCGCAGCGGCGAAGGCGTCGGGATCCTGCGAACCATCGAAAGCCTTATGCCGGTGGCGCAGGCCGATCCACGTGTGTTGAAGCGGTTCAACTTTGACCGCATCACGCAGCGCCTGTCCGAAGTCAACGGCGTGCCGGCGGATTGCCTGTATTCCGATGACGAGATGAAAAAGATCGACGCGCAAATGGCGCAGCAGGAGCAGATGAAAAACATGCTGCAAGCCGCGCCCATTGCCGCGCAGACCGCCAAGACGCTTTCCGACGCCAACGCCAACGCGCAAAAAGCGCCATTCTAGGAGCCACCATGTCTGTTATCCTTGGCGCAATGCCCGCCGATCAGTTGGAAAAGCTGGCCCGTCAGATCCGCGCCGGCGAAGCGCGCAGCTTCGTCGTGCTCACAGTGGATAAGAACGGCAAGACCGGCGGCACCGTATTCGTTCATCCGTCAGACGCGCGAAACGACTTCATGCGGCTTGGCAACGAGGCTGTGACATTTGCCGAGCGTGCCCATGCCTCGATTATCGCGCCGGCCAAAGTCGGGGTTAAGAATTGAGCGCCACGCCGTTCTCCCGCAAACAGCTCGCCATCCGGCGATTGCTGCTCGACGGCAGAGGCCACCTCAATGCGGATGCGCGCATTCTGGTGCAGGATATGCGGAAGTTTTGCCGTGCGGACGGATCCGCGCAGGTTATTTTTAGCCCTGTCAGCGGCAGCATCGACGTCAACGCCACGTTGGTCGCCGCAGCTCGGCGCGAAGTGTTCGAGCGTTATGTCAGGATGCTCCTGCTTGACGTCGGAGAGTTGGTCAACTTACGAGAGGAAAACTAATGCGCTATATCCGGAATATCTGTTTCGCCCCTGCCGACGGCGGGGCAAGCGGCACAGGAAACGCCCCGCCTGCCGGTGGCGATCCAGGAGCCGCGCTACTGTCTCAAAGCCAAGCCGCGCCGGTTGTGCCCGCGCAGCAGCAAGCCGCCGGATCTTCGGAGTGGGTGAAGGGTATCCCCGCCGAGTTTCAGACCAGCCTTACCGCAAAGGGATGGGATAAGCTGCCCGACGCCGACGCGCCGAAGGTGATCGGAGACGCCTACTTCAACCTCGAAAAGCTGCTCGGCGCAGACCGCGCAGGCCGCACAGTCGTTCTGCCGAAAGACGACGCGACGCCAGAAGAAAAGCGGGCGTTCTACGCCAAGCTCGGCGCACCGGAAAAGCCGGACGGATACGAGATCAAGGTGCCGGACGGCGCACCCAAAGAGCTGGTGACGGCGGCGCAGCAGTGGATGCACGAACTCGGCCTGCCGAAAGCGCAAGGCGAACAGCTCGCCGCCAAATATCTCGAAGCCGAAGCCAACAGCTTCAAAGCGTTTCAGGCGGAAGGCGCGAAGGCCATCGACGGGCTTAAAGTCGAATGGGGCGCGGATTACGACAAAAACACGGAAGCCGCCCGCCGCGCCGTCCGCACGCTCGCTCTTGATCCCGATAGTCTTACCCGCATGGAGCGCGGCCTCGGCACAGCATCTATGCTAAAGCTGATGGCAAAGATCGGCGGCAGCGTGCTGGAAGATGGTGGCCCTTCCAACGTGGCCGGTTCGAGCAGCAATGCTAATTTTGTGTTGACAGCGACGGCGGCGCAGGCCAAGATACAAACACTTATGGCGGACACCGCTTTTCAGGCTCGGCTCCAGTCTCCTAACGGCAACGTTCGGAACGCCGCGCTGGCAGAGTGGGAGGAAGCCCATAAGGCAGCTTCTGCCGCCGGATGATCCGGCACCGTCGGCCTTTAGGTTCTAAAGACAACCGCGCATCACTCACTTAATCGGAGGAATGGCGCAATGTCTTTTTCAGTGCCTACCCATTTTGTTCAGGCTTACAGCACGAACGTCCAGATGCTCTTGCAGCAGAAGGGCGGCAAACTCACCCCTTACGTCCGCCAAGCCCCTTACACCGGCAAAGGCGCGAAAGCGGTGGAACAGTTCGGTGCTGTCAAGCCTGTGAAGAACCTCTCCCGTCACGCGGACACCCCGCTGATCTCCACCCCTGACGACGCGCGTTGGGTCTACCCGAACGATTATGAATGGGCAGATCTGATCGACGATCAGGATCGGCTTCGCATGCTGATTGATCCCACCTCGTCCTACGTGCAGAACGCAGTCAATTCGATGCGCCGCGCACAGGATGACGAGATCTTGCAGGCATTCTTTGCGGCGGCCAATACCGGCGAAAACGGCACCTCGTCCACCGCATTCCCGTCCGGCCAGATCGTCGGCGTCAATGTCGGCGGCACCAGCTCGAACCTGAACGTCGCCAAGCTGCGCGCTGCGAAGCGTCTGTTTATGGCTGCGGGCACGGATCTCGAAACCGAACAGCTCTTTGTCGCCATCACCGCCGCCGACCATGACGGCTTGCTGAACGAAATTCAGGTGACGAACTTGGATTACAACACCAAGCCAGTGCTGATGGACGGCAAGGTTACGGCCTTCATGGGCTTTAACTTCGTCCATGTCGAGTTTACCGACATTAACTCGTATCAGACCGACACGGTGAACGCGCTCACCTCCGGCTCGAACCGCCTGCTCCCCGCGTGGGCGCAGAGCGGCATGCACCTCGGCATGTGGCAAGACGTTCAAACCCGCGTCGATCCGCGACCGGACAAGCGTTACGCCACGCAGGTCTATGCCAAGACCACCGTGGGAGCGACGCGCACCGAAGAAAAGCGCGTGGTTCAGATCATCACCACCGGCTAAGAGTAGGGCGCTCGCGCCCTACTTCCGTCCACGTCTTTTCAGGAGCTTTCAATGACCGCTTTCACTTCAATCGAGCAGACCGGCTACACCAGCAAGCCTGTCATCAAGCCGTCGCTGGCCGCCTTCGGTGCGTGTGTCCGGCGCTACCGCGCCACGCTCAACATGGCGAACACCACCGTCACCACGGCGGATAACGTATATCTTGGCCGCATCCCGTCGGGCGCGGTGTTCAGCTATGGCGTCATCAACACCAGCGCCTCGCTCGGCACCGCTTCGCTGAACATCGGTTTGTCGCAGACCCACGCCGCCAACACGCAGTATGCAACCGGCATCGTGCTCACCGCGACCAACACCCCGACTTTGTTCGGCATGGTCAGCGATCCAGGTTCGTCGCTTGGCTCGTCTTTCACGTCGCTGCCTTACGGCGTAACCGCGACTTGGGGCACGTCCGAACCGTCGGTGTTGCCGCAGCGCGACGTCTATCTCACCGTGGGCGTGGCGAACCTTCCGACGTCCGGCCTGTTCACCATTGATCTTTATTTCGCTTGCGAATAAGATCCAGCGCGGTGCAACAGCACCGCGCTTTTTAACAGGAGGAGCGGATGGCTCAACACCAGTATGACATTGTGCTCGGCGCAGACCGCACGGCCATTGTGGCCGCGCAGACAGTCGGTAGCGCGATCTCGACCTCGGCTATTCGTGTTACCATTGACGACGCGAACTGCCCGACAAAAAACGACGCATTCAAGATCCTCGATACGATGCGCGAAGTTATCACCGCCGGCCCTTGGCCGCCTGTCCCGTAAGGATTAAACCATGACCACGCGCTCCCCCGTCGTAACTCGCAGCGGCAACAGCTCTGGCGGCTCCGATCTCATCGCTGTGTATAGCGGCATGCAGAACGGCGACGATGGCGTGTGGTTTAACCAGCCTGGTTTCGTGCTGCGCTCGGCCAGCGTCAAAGGCGTTCTCGGAGCGGGCGGACAGGTGCAGGTCAAAGGCGCGAGTGATCGTTCCGTGGTTTCTGGCGCACAGGCCGACGAGAGCAGCCTGCTCGGCAACCTCACGTCGCAGAGCACCACCACGACCGGCGCGTATATCGGCGTCCCTGCCTATCGTCCGGTCGTAACCGGCGGTGACGGCACCACGCTGCTGACGATCACCCTTTATTTCATTCAGGACTAGCCAGATGAACCGCGTTGACATAATCAACGGCGCGCTCATCAAACTTGGCACGGCGACCATCGCCTCGCCAGACGAAAGTTCGCAGAGCGCCCGCACCGCGAAAGCGGTGTATGATCGAGTGGCGCGCTCGGAGATGCGCCGGCATCCGTGGAGTTTTGCGCTCTCCCGCGCTACGCTGCCGGCGCTCTCTACCCCTCCGGCCTTCGGTTTCCTGTATCAGTATCAGCAGCCCGACGATTTTCTCCGGCTCTACGAGGTGGCAAACGACGCCGCAGGCAGCAGCGGGTTTCGGGATTTTATCTTCTGGCCCACCGACACCTACGCGATAGAGGGAAACGCCATCCTCACCGACTATGCTGCGCCGCTCCAGATCCGCTATGTCGCGGACATGAGCGAGCAGGAGGGCACATGGGATGCAGCATTCTGCGAGGCGATGGTTATCAGGCTGGCGCAGGAGATGTGCTTCACGATCACCAAGAGCCAAACCCGCGAAGATGGGCTGATCAAAATGTATAAATCCGCCATCTTCGAGGCGCGTCGAGTGAATGCCATCGAGCTGCCAAACCGCATGCCAATGGACGATACGTGGATGCAGGCAAGGAATTGGTGACATGGTGCGCGAGGTTTTAAGCTGGAACTCGTTCAACGCCGGCGAACTCTCCAAGCTCATGGACGGCCGCGTCGATCAAGAAAAATATACGTCCGGCTGCCGCAAGCTGCTGAACTTTATCCCCACCGTGCAAGGGCCGGCGGTGCGGCGCGGCGGCACTCGATACCTCGGCAAAGTCAAGGATCAGACCGCACGGACGTGGTTGCATAAGTTCGAGTATAACGCCACGCAGAGCTATGTGCTCGAACTCGGCAACAATTATATGCGATTTTGGGCCAATCGCGGCCAACTCCTCTCCGGCGGAACCCCGTTCGAGCTGGCAACGCCTTGGGCGACGGCGGATCTTGTCACCGTCGAGAACACCAAGGCTTTCCGCTCTGTGCAGCAAGCGGACGTTATGTGGGCGCTCCACGTCAACGGCACCGTGCCGCCGCAAAAGCTCCAGCGCTTTGGCGCGACTAACTGGACGCTAACGCCGGTGCCGTTCACCTATGGCCCCTTCAAAGACGTCGATCCCTCCAACAAGACGGTGTTGGTTTCGGCCTCCGCCACGACGGGCAACATATCGTTATATTCGTCGGCGCCAGTGTTCACCGCTGCGGACGTCGGCACCTCGTTCTACATGGAGGTAAACGATCCGGCCTCCGTGCCGACGTGGGCGCCAGGCGTCGCCGTAACCGTCGGCACGGTCTGGCGCTATCAAGGGAATGTGTATCGAGCCGTATCTATCAGCGGCGGCCCTTCCAGCGGCGGCTATACCGGCCCTTCCCCGCCGGTGCACACACGCGGGCAGGCATCCGATGGCTCGGCCACGGCGGCCCCTGGCGGATACAACACTGGCGCAGTTTGGCAATATATCCACTCCGGTTATGGCTTCGTCACCATAACCGCGCTTATCAGTTCAACGCAGGTGAGCGCCACCGTGCTGCCGCCGAGTTACGGCAACCTCGCCGAACTGCCTTCGCAGCTTGTGAGCGCGGGCGGCGTCGGCACGACCGCATCAGGGGCCGCGTCTAACGCCACGACCAGGTGGGCGCACGCCCTATTCAACAGCACTGACGGCTGGCCGACGGCACTGGCGATGTTCCGCAACCGGCTATGCTATGCGCGCGGGGCGCGTGTCGTGTGCTCGCAGGTGGGGGATTATGATAATTTCGCCTTGCAGGACGGGCCAAGCGTAACCGCGATAACGGCCATCAACGTGCAAATCGGGCTGGATAAGATCGACAATATCCGCTGGCTCTCTGCGGCTTCGGATTTGCTGCTCGGCGCGTCGCGTTGCGAAGCCTCAATCTCCGAACAGTCTTTGCAGATGGTGTTCTCCGCCAGCAACCTGAAAGTCACACCGCAGACCGAATACGGATCGCGTTTGCTCGCGCCACTGCATGTGGGCGAAGGCACGCTCTACATTCAGCGCGCCGGCAAAAAACTGCGCGAGATGAAATACCGTTTCGATATAAACAAATACGGCGCGGAGGATCTAACCGTGCTGGCGGATCACATGCTGCGGCACCAAGCTGTTGACATGGACTTCGCCGCCGAACCGGATATGCTGCTCTGGATGGCGCTCGCGGACGGTTCACTAAAGGCGCTGACGTATAATCGGGAGCGCGGCGTCGTCGGATGGGCGCAGCATACTCTCGGCGGCAATGGCTTGGTGGAGGCGGTTAGTGTCATCGCTGCGCCCGACGCCACGCGGGACGATCCGTGGTTCATCGTCAATCGCACCATCAATGGGGCGGTCACGCGCTACATCGAATACGCGGAGGATCCGCGCTTGGTGCAGAACGACGTGACGGACGGCTTTTATGTGGACGCCGGCCTGACCTATAGCGGCGCTCCGGTTTCGAGCGTCAGCGGTTTCTCCCATCTGGAGGGCCAAACGGTAAGCGTATTCGCTGACGGTGCACCGCAGGCCGACGCCGTGGTGACAGGCGGTGTGGTGGCGCTCCAGCAACCCGCATCGAAGGTGCAGTGCGGTTTGGGCTTCAGCTCTATCCTGATCCCTATGCGCCCTGACGCCGGCGCGCAAGGCGGGGCGGGCCAATCCCGTAAGCGCTCGCTTGGCGAGATGGCGGTGCGGTTCACGGATACGCTCGGGGGATCCGCCGGCCCCAACGAGGCCCAGCTCGACGTCATCCCTTATCTGCCGAGCGATTATGTGGTGGGCACGACGCTGCCGATGTTCAGCGGCGATAAGTTTGTGACGCCGGAAGCGGTGACGGACACAGACGGTTTCGTGTGTGTGGCGCAGACGCAGCCGCTGCCAATGACCCTGATTGCCATATACCCGCGCATGGACACCAATGATTAATGTTCTTCCTGCATACCCCTCAATGTTTCGTGGCATGACGGTGCAGCCCGCGCAGCGTCAGATCTGGCCGGAGATGAATGAGACTGACGTGGCGGCGAGCATAAAAGCTGGTTACGCCTTCGCCGCGTGCAAAGGCACCGCCGTTCTGGCGATTGGCGGGATCGCTCGAATTGACGCGGATAGAGGGATTATATGGGGTGTGCTGGCGGACGGCATCGGCGCGGATTTTCCGGCTATGCACGCGGCAGTAAAACGTGCGATAAAGAGCGCGCCGTTCGTCCGTATCGAGGCGCACATCTTAGCGGAGCACGAACAAGGGCACCGCTGGATAAAGACTTTGGGGTTTGAGCCGGAAGGCTTGATGCGTAAGTTTTGGCGCGGTAAGGATTTTATGCTCTACTCCAAGGTGGTGTGATATGGCCTTCATTCCTGCAATCGCCGCTATCGGCTCCGCTATCGGCTCCGCCGCCGCCTCGGCGTCCACGGCTATCGGGGTAGGGGCCACCATACTCGGTGCGGCAGGATCCGTGGCGAGCGGGATCGCTCAATCGAATGCCGCCAACTATAACGCCGAAGTGGCGCAGCAGCAGGCCAAAGTTGCCACCGAGCAGAGCGCCGTGCAGGCGTCAAACGCCAATGAAAAAACCCGTCAGGCGATGGCTGCCGCGCAAGCCGGCATGCTGGAGAATGGAACCTCGCTGGCCGGCTCCAACTCCAATCTGCTCGACGAAATGTCGGCGCAAGGTAAGCTCGACATGATGACGGCGGTGTATAGCGGCGAGGTGCGGGCCACCGGATCCCGCAATGACGCGGCGCTGTATCAGAACCAAGCCAGCAATTCGCTGCTCGGCGGCATGATGGGCGCAGGATCCAAGCTGCTCAACGGCGCGGCCGACTTCTACAGAAGCCGATCCAACTCTATGCTGCCTATGCAGCTCCAGGTGTAACATGCCGTTCACTCCGCAAATTGGCGAAGGCGTTTCGATCATCCCGAATGTGGCCGGTCAGCAGACCGCCTATAATCCGATGCGCGCCGACGCTTCCGAGATGGGCAGCGCCGTTGGCGCGGGCCTGTCCTCTACCGGCGATGATCTCAAGCGGATCGCGGCGGGCTTTAAGGCCGATCAGGACAAGCTGGACGGCTTTAATCTGCAAAAATCCTACATCGAATTTCAATCGCAGGAAGCGCAGAATTTTGCCGACGCGCAGCGCGGTGTGTCGAACGGGGCGAAGGACTTCACCAAGACATATCTTGGTGGCGCAGACGCGGCCACCCCGACCAACAAGCCCGCAGACGATAATAGCGACGACGCCGAAGATCCAACACCGACCGGCGGCTTCGATGCGCGGGCCGCCAAGTGGATTGCAGACAATCTAGCAGACGCGGATCCGGCCACCAAGGCGCAGTGGGAGGCCAAGATGGCCGGTCTGCGCTCCGGCCAAGCGGCGCAAGCCCTTCGCACAGAGTTTGCCGAGCGGGATCGCTATTATTCCAGCGAGGTGAACTCGTCGCTGGATAAGCTCAAGACGGGCATCGACCAATCCCCCGCCGCACTGGACGCCTATAAGCAACAAGGCCACGAGGTTATTGACAGCTCCGGCCTGTCTGCTGCCGACAAGCAGGCACAGCACCAGTGGTGGGATAATAACGCAGCACTGGCTTACGGCGTGGCAAAAACCCGCGACAATCCCGAAGCGATGGCGACAAGCCTCGGCAGTGACAATGTCGGCTATTTCGCTAAATTGCGAGCACAAGAGAGCGGCGGAAACGCTAACGCCAGCTCCACCACCAGCTCGGCGTCGGGGCTATACCAGTTCACGAATGGCACATGGGCATCTGTGGTCAACTCGCCGGAGGGCAAGGCGGCGGGCCTGACGCTCGCCGGCAAGAATGATCCGACGCAGCAAGACGCGGGCGTGCGGATCCTGACAAAGCAGAACTCCTCGGCGCTGACGTCCGCAGGGCTGCCGGTGAACGAGAAGAACCTCTATCTGGCGCACTTTATGGGTGCTGGCGGCGCGGTGGATTTTCTTAACCGCATGAAGGCCGCGCCAGACGCCAACGCCGCCGAAGCGTTCCCTGACGCGGCATCCGCTAACCCGACGGTGTTCTTCAACAAAGGGGGCGAGAGCGGGCCGCAAGGCAGTCGCACATTGGCGCAGGTTTACGCGATCCAGACGCAGCGGTTTGGCGGCGCGGCACCAGCACTCACGCCGGATCCTAACCTCTCGGCGCTGACCTATCAGCAGCGCGCATCACTGCGCGACGCTGCCGAGCGCGAGACAGTGCAGCAGACGAACTTCGCGCAGACCCAAGCCACGAATGCTTACAATACCTGGTTTAACGACTTCCAAACCAAGCTGCACGACGGCTCGCTCGGCATGCAGGATATTCATAATGCTCGCGCCAATGGGCAACTCACCGATTATAAAGACATAACCGCCGCCGAAGGGATCGTGCAGTCCCGCGATAAGGCGCAGGCCGATATAACCAGCTTCAACGCCCGCGCCGCCGATCCGAACGCGCAATGGAACCCGTTCAGCACGGACGACAAGCGGATAGCCAATGCGGGCGTGAAGGCGCTCGGCAACACACCGGAGGCGGGCTTGGCGGTGTATCAGCGCACCGGCATCGTGCCGGAGGCCACCTCCACCATGCTGCGAGGCGCACTGGTTTCCACGGATCCGCAGAAGCTGGAAAGCGCAGCCAACATCGCCGCCAACATGCTGACGCGCAATCCGCAGGTGTTCGCAGGCGCGCAGGGCCAGTCCGATCTCGAAAACGCCGGCATGATGTATAAGCATTTCACCAATGATCTTGGGCTATCCGGCCAAGAAGCGGCGCAGCGCATCGCCAATATGAACTCGCCGGACTATCAGGCCAAGGTCAAAGTGCGCAACGACGACGTGAAATCATTTCAATCCGATCTGGCGTCTCCGACCAAGAGTGACGCGCTCGGCGTGCTCCAGCAAGCCCTCATGCCGACGCGCGGCCCGATGGGGTTGCTCGGTCATCAGGACATAAACACCATGCCGCCGGAACAGAAAAACGCGATGCTGCTTGATTACGCCGAGCTGGCTTCGCAGCATTTCGAGCAATACGGCGACAAAAACGCCGCGAAATCCTATGCGGTGCAGCAGCTTCAAAAAATGTATGGTGTGTCAAACGGGGCGTTGATGAAATTTCCGCCAGAAAAAGCATACCCTCCGGCACCAGACGGCACCTTCGATTACATTTATAACCAAGCCGCCAGCGATGTTAAAAGCCGAACCGGCACCGACGTGAAGCCAAAAGATGTATTTCTGGTGCCGCTGCCCAACGGCGCGACCGCAGAAGATTTTAAGGCTGGCCGCCCGCCGTCATACGCCGTCGGATACACCCACCTTGTCAACGGGGTGCCGACGCCGGACATACTCACCGGAGCCAACGGCAAGCGCGCGGGCTTCTACGCGGTGCCCCCTAGCGGGCGGGCTGCGGCAGAGGCTGGCATGGCCGAGGGGGATCGTATCCGAAAAGGCGTTAATGCCATTGTGCCGACGCTGCGCCCTGGCGGCATAGCCGACGCCATGATGACCCCCTTAGACGGACAGAATTGATGCCTATTTTTGATCTGGATCAATCGGGGCAGTCAGTGCTCCAGCCAACGGGGCAGCTTCCCGCAGGCGCGGAACCGCAGGGGCCGCCGACGATGGCGCAGGCCGCCAATCAGGATATGATCGACCACCCAACATGGGCCTTGGGCGCGGCGTTTCGTCAAGGTGAGCTTGTCACCTCGCAGTTGAGCCGCAAGGATATGGGCACCGACAACCTGCCCGAAGATCCGAGCTATTCCGCGTGGGATGAGATCAAGGGCACAAAATATGAGCCGTTCTGGTCGAGCTTCGTCAGCTCGAACAATGCGCGGTTTACGGCGGCCACCAAACAGCAGATCGACATGGAGCAGGATGATCGCCGGACTTTGGCGGCGTCGGGCTGGCGCGGCGGTTTGTCGCAGATCGCGGCAGGCCTCACAGATATTCCGGCGTTCATGGCGATACCCGAAGTGGAGGCTCCGGCCTTTGTCGCCAAGGCTGGCCCGATGGCCGCAGGCGCTGTCAAAGGCGCGGCCAATTTCGGCATCGGCATGACCGCCATAGAAGGCGCTTTGCAGTCCTCGCAGAACACGAGGCCTCTAAGCGAGAGCATGGATAACATCGGCGGCGGCGTGCTGCTCGGCTCGCTGCTCGGCGGCGTGGTGGGGCATCTTGGCGGGCAGGCGCAGATAGCCGAAGCGCAGACGGCGTTGCGAGACGTGGCGCTTAATCGCGGCGTCCCTGCCGCCGCAGACGTCGGCGCGGCGCGCGTGCAGCATGCCACCGTCGGAGATCTCACCATTGACGGCGCAACCACCGACGCTATCGCCCGCGCCACCTCGGTGAACCCGAACTTGCGGCTGAACCAAAGCCCTGTAGCGCTGGCCCGCCAGACGGGGCAGGAGTTTGGCGAGAACACCCTGTATCAGGCGATGCACAGCGACGGCGAGAGCCTTGGCCCTGCCGTCGAGACGACGGCGCGCATGCAATACAAAGCACGGCTGGCCGACGCGCTTGGCGCACATCAGGACGCCTACAATGCCATGAAAGAGGCCGGCACCAATATGCCGGTGAACCAGTTCGATGAGGCGGTGGGGCAAGCCATGCGCCGTGGTGACACGGCGGAGAACCCTTTCGTGGCGCAGGCCGCCTCCGCGTGGCGGGCCAAGGTGTTCGAGCCGTTCAAACAAGAAGCTATCGAACTCGGCAAGCTGCCGGCTGACGTCAACGTGGCAGACGCAGACAGCTATTTTTCGCGCATGTGGCAGACCGGCGCGTTGAACGCACGCGAGGCGGAGTTTAAGGATCGCGTCACCGGCGACATAGCGCCGCAGATGGCCGGCGATTTTTCGGCGCAGCGGGCTGTGCTGCAAAATCGTTTGAGCCGTTTGGATCAAGAGCACGCCGATCTGTTCATGGATCCAGCCACCCGCGCGCAGACATTGGCAACGCTGGAGAAACAAGGCGGCGAGCTGGATACCGCCAATTCGCAGCACATCGAGACGCTTGGGCAGATAAACGATCTGCGCCAGAAAGCCCAAGCCGCGACCGACGCAGGCGACCGCGCGACCGCGAAGGACGCTCGCGCGCAGATCCAAAGCCTTAAAGAGCAGGGCGGTCAAGGGCTGAAAGATTATGTGGCGCAGCGCAGCGCTCTGCGCTCGCGCTATCGGCAAGTGGATCTCAACTATGCCGGCATGTCGGATCGTGTGGATAATCTGGTTAACAGCCTATCCAGTCTGGAGGACACCAATGCACGCCAGCTCAATAGATTGGTTACTAAGGGCCAGCGCTTTGCTGCGGAAGCACAGCGTCTGGATCCAGCTAAATACGCGGAGCGTATATCGGAACTCAAGACGTCATTCGCCCAAGTGGCGCAGCGCGCAGACCGCATGGCGAAGCGCGCGGCGGACGCCGTGGAAAATCTCAAGGGCAAGGCAGGAGAGGATACCGCGCCCGTTGAAGCGCCGGTGCAGAAGATTTTCGAGCAGCACGCCGCGCAGCAGCAGGCCTATGCCGAGCGCCTGAACAAGATCGCCACGCGGCTAGAGCGATGGGAGAATTTTGATCCGGTCGCCACATTGCAGGACGTCCGCGACGGCGTGGACGCGATGGTGGCGCAGGTCAATAAATCCTCTTTGATGCGCGGCGAAAAGTCGCAGCGCCTGAAAGATCGCATCGCACGGCTCGATCCGGCCAAACTGTCCGCGAAAGCCGAGGACATTCGCGCCACGCAGGCGGATATGGCGCAGGCGTTCCGTGAGCGGTGGCGGGTTAAAGGCGCGGACGACGTGGACGTGCATGGATCCAGCGTGCCGGACTTCACCGACGCAGCCCGCGAGGTGGCCGATGAGGTGCACCAGAAGCTGACGGGGCGCTATGGCGACACCACCGGCGCATCGAGCAACGCCGAATATGCGCTGAACATTTCGCGCGGGCCATTGAAAGACCGCACCTTCCATGTCCGCGATACGGACTATGAGGACTTCATGGAGAGCAACGTGCGCGCCGTCGGGGAGCGATACGCGCGTATCATGTCCGGCGAGAATGAGCTGGCGCGCAAACTCGGCTCCGGCGGTTTGCAAGGCCGCATCGAGGACATTGCGCAGGCGCACGCGGATTTACGGGATCATGTGCAAAGCATCGGCCCCGATTACAAACAGTTCGACGCCAACGGCAAGCCGGTGGATCCGCGCGACGTGGTGCGCGCGCTTGCCATGCAGGGCCAAGGAGCGGCGCGTGTCAAGGCGTTGTTCGGCAAAGCGGACGATTTGGCGACCGTCAAAGAGAAAGCGCTACTGCATCTGGCCGGCCAAGAGAAAGCGGATATTCGAGACGTCCGCGCTTTGGCAGATCTGATCCGTGGCACCTATAAGCGAGACGCCAATTCGGGCAGTTATGCTCGCGTCGTCCGCTCCGTCATGGCTTATAACTATCTGCGGACACTCGGCAATTTCATTCCAGGCAATCTGTCCATCATCTATCGGCCTGCGATGGTGCATGGTTTGCAGTCCTATGTGCAGGATGGCTTGGCACCGCTCATCAAAAATCTCGATGCGGTGATCGGTAAAAACGGATCGTCCGCTTACGCCCGCGCCATGCGCGAAAGCAATCTGGCCGGCATCGGCAATGATGCGCTGCTGCACGGTCGCATGCAGACATTTGCAGAGATGGGCGATCCCTATCGCCCTGGATCCGCCGTCGAGCGGCTGCTGCAAAACGGCACCAAGATCGGGACGGCGTGGAACGGCATGGCCCTGTTCTTCGATCACATGCGAAACCTGTCCTCGATGATGGTGCAGCACCGCATCATTGATGGGATCCAGAGTGGCAAAGACGCCCGCTATCTGGCTTATCTCGGCATAGATCAGAATATGGCAGGGCGCATTGGTGACGAGCTGGCGCAGCACGGCGAGCACATCGACGGTATCCATGTCGCCAATACAGAAAAATGGGCTTCGGCGGAAGCCGCGCGAACCTATCGCGCCGCCGTGGCGAAGGACGTCGGCTCGATCATCCACGAAAAATCGGTCGGGGATCTGCCACTATTCGCCAATACGCCGACGGGGCGCATGTTGCTTCAGTTTAAAACCTTCAGCATCGCAGCGCACTCGCGCGCCATGCTGCGCGGCATGCAGGAGGATCCGACGCGGTTTGTCACCGGCCTGATTGCGCAGACGTCTCTCGGCATGATGAGCGCATATCTCACCGCGATGCGCGGCGGCTCGGACAGCTTCGAGAAGTTCAAGCAGCAAGTGGGCGACAATCCGCTTTCGCTCATCGGGCATGGCCTGGACAAGTCGGGGTTGTTCACGTTGCCCTTCGAGGCGCTGAACGCCGTCAAGGCGCTAGGCTCCGTAAAGAATGGGCACGTCACCACCAGCCCCGATTTAGCACGGCTGCTCGGCCCCACGGCGGGGCTGACGCAAGACGTGGCGCAGGCGGCGGGTTTCGGCCTGAATGCGGCATCCAGTCAGGCTGGATTGGATACGCGCGGTGCGTCGAAACAGCAGACGCGCGCTGCGGCAGGACTTGTGCCTTTTTCCAGTTACGTCGGTATGCGAGATCTGCTACAGATGTTGCAAGGAAATCACTCTAACGTTCGATAGGAAACCTCCATGCCGGTGACAAGCCCCACCTTTAGCATCGCCTATACCGGCGACGGCGTGTCCACCGCGTTTCCCACCTCGTTTTATTTTCTGCTGGCAACCGATCTGGTGGTTTCCGTCGCCGGTGCAGCCAAGACGCTCGGCATAGATTACACGGTCGCGGGCGCGCACGATCCGCTCGGCGGAGGCGGCACCGTAACCTTTATCGTCCCGCCGCCCGTTGGCGCTGCGGTGTTCATCCTGCGCAAGCCCCCGCTGACGCAGGCAGCCTCCGTCACCAATAACGCCAGCATGCTGCAATCGTTCTTCAACGATGTGGTGGACAAGGTTACGATGATCCTGCAATACGCCTTCGGGCGTTCGATCACCTTGCAGGATAGCGACCCGTCTGGCCCGATGCAGCTTCCCACGCAATCGGCGCGCGCCAGCTCGCTGCTCGGCTTTGATGCGGCAGGTAATCCTCATCCCTACGCGCTCACCCTTTATGGCATCGCTTGGTGGATCGTATCGTCTCCGCCCGCAGATAGCATGGGCGTCGCAGGGGATATGTGCTTCGACAATGTGCACTCGATCATGTATGGCCCCAAAACGACGACATGGGGCGCAGGCACCAGCATAGTGGGCCTCAAAGGGGATCCAGGCAATCCAGGCGCGACGGGCGGCGTCGGCCCCGCTGGCAATTTCAACCCCGCATCGGGCGGCGCGGTGGCATGGGCCAATGCGACGGCGTTGCCCAGCTTTACCTATTCGGCGGGCGTCATTACCGCCTCGGCCAATGGCGCGCTTGCCTCAACTGTCTCTGATGGCGTCACGCCCACGGTTGGCCAGCGCTGCTGGATTTGGGATTACACCAAAGCGAATGGCGCTAACGTTGCATACGGCCTCTATAACGTCACTCAGGTTGGCGACGCGACGCATCCGTTTATTCTCACCCGCGCCACCGACGCCAACACCGCTGCGCTGCTCGGCTTGGAGAGCGCGTTCGTCAATGGCGGCGCCGCCAACATCGGCCTTACACTGGCGATTGCGCTGCCCACGGCTTCGATCACGTTGGGTGCCACGGCGCTGCCGGTGACGGTCATCGCAGGCAATGCGGCGCGCACCGCTGCGGACGCTAAGATTGGCGCGAACCTATGGGGCGAGGAGGCGTATGGCCTTCTGCTGCGGATGACCAATCCCGCTAAATACGGCGCGTCCACCGCCATCGCCAATTATATCGCCGCGCTCAAAACCGCTAACCTTTATGCCAAGCTGGACTGCCTGCAAGTGTATGTGGCGCAAGACACGCAAGCGGGAACGCTAAACTGGATCGCCAATCTCGCCAACGCCACGCTCATATCCGCGCCAGCTTTCGTGCCTTATCGCGGCTTTTCCGGCGACGGCGTGGCGTCCTATATCGACACAGGATTTAACCTGAGCACCAGTCCGGTTAATGCCTCGTTGAACTCCGCCACAATGCTGGCATGGTCAAACACGCCGGCCCCAGGCTACGCGCCCTACGTATATGTAGCAGTGGGCACGAACCAATCGCTGCTCGGCCCTGCCGGCACCGCGCAGCTTTACGGCGATCTTAACCGTTCTAACGCAGGCGCAGCGCTGGCCGCTTATGTCGGATCGCAAATCGGGCTGGTGGGCGTAACCCGCGTGGACGCCTCGAACGTTCGACTTTATCAGAACGGCGGCCTGCTCGGAAACGTGGCCTCTGCCTCCACTGCCGCGCCCGCAGGTAACGCGCTGATCGACGCTCGTAATTTCGGCTATACGGTGAACGGTTTCCAAACCGCGCAAATCAGCCTGTTCGCCTATGGCGCGGCCTTCTCGGACGCCGATCATGTGGCGTTCTATAATGCCACCCGCGCGTTCATGGCGGCGCTCGGCAATTTCAGCACACCCGTCGCAGGGTGGGGGGACAGCCTCACGCAGAACGTCGGGCAGACGCCGTGGCTCACGCAGATGATGCCGCTGCGCTCGCCGCAGCGCAACACGTTCAACCAAGGTATCAGCGGGCAGACGTCCGCGCAGATCGCGGCGCGCATGCTGGCCGACACCTCGCACTACCAGCAAGACATTGCGGTTATTTGGGCAGGCCGGAACGATCCAGGCGCTTCGATCACACAGGCGCAGACCCTCGCCAACATCGCCTCGATGGTGGCGCACCAAGCCAACGGGAAATTTGTTGTTCTATCGGTGCCAAACGGCAACACGGAGCCTTCGGGAAACACGCAATATAACAACATCATCGCGCTCAACACTGCGTTGCAGGAGGCGTATCCTTTTAATTACATAGATATTCGCGCCGCGCTTGTGGCCGCATACAATCCATCTCTGCCTCAGGATGCAATAGACCACGGTAATGACGTGCCGCCGTCGTCGCTGCGGGCCGACTTTTTGCATCCGAACACCGCCGGTTGCGCGGTGATCGCACCCATCATTGACACCTTTATTCAGAACAAAGGCTGGTAAGGACACGCCATGACCGACACAAACGAGCTCAACTCCTTCCGCTGCACGATGCGTTGGGAAGGCCGCGCCAAAAAGTCCATGCTGCGCTCGGATCCAGGCAACTGGACAGGGGGCCGCGTCGGCGTTGGCGAGCTTATCGGCTCCAAATTCGGCGTGTCCGCGCCGACCCTGCGCCGCGAATATCCACACCTGACCATGGACGAGGTGACAGAAGCCATCGCTCTGACCCTGCATAACAAGAATTACTGGATCCCGTCACAGGCTGGCAAGTATCCAGACGGGGTGGATCATGCGCTGGCCGATGACGCATATAACGCCGGCGTCGGAGCTGCCGTGAGCCGCGCTCGCGCCGTATCTCTGTTCGCCCGCGCGAAGCCCGATCCCATCGGAGCAATCCACGCCTACACCAACAAGCGGCTGGCCTTCCTGCAAAGCCTGCGGATCTGGAGCACGTATGGGCGCGGATGGGGCGCTCGCGTGGCTGGCGTGGAGGTGGAGGCCATCAAGATGGCGCACCACGCCGTCTCGAACGATGTGACCCATCCGGCCTATGCTGCACTGCAATCGTTGCCGGACACCTTCCAGCACAGCGCGGCGATGGCCGATGAACAGACCAAGCGCGCCAGCGGGCGGGCCGCAGCCGCTGCGACCGTAACGGCGAGCACCGCGCCGGCGAGCGCCGCTATGGCCCCGACATGGCTGGCGGATCTGGCGCACCACCCGATTGTAATCGTGGCTGTTATGCTAGCCGCTCTTGCGCTGCTGCTGCTCGTCGTCTATCATCGCCGCATTGGAACCATCCGATCTGCGGCGCTCCTCGCTGCGGCCAAAGAATAGGAACACGCACATGAACCTCGATCAAGTTTTGGGTATCGTCCGCGCCGGCATCGCTTTCGCTGGCGGCTACCTCGTCTCCACCGGCAAGATCTCGGCGGATCAAGTCACCCTCATCGGCGGCGCGGCAGTCGCGGTGTTGACGGCGCTCTGGTCGTTCAACACCCACGCCGCCCCTGCGGTAAAGCCTTGACCTGGCTATCGCTTATCCTTTATGGCGTGAAGCTGCTCGGCAGCCTCACGTCATGGCTGCACGACCGGCAGATCATTCAAGGCGCGCATGCTGAAATCATAGCCGCCTCGCTACAGGAGCAAGCCAATGCGCTCACCCACGCTAATACAGTTCGTGAAAGTGTGCGTTCCGATCTTGCCCGCAATCCTGACAGCATCTTGTCAGACGACGGCTTCAAGCGGGCCGAACAGCCTGCTGTTCTGCCAAGGCGCTAAACCAATTCTCTGGAGCGCGAAAGACACGGCCCCTACCATCGGACAAGCCAAAGAGCATAATGCCGTGGGCAAAGCGGCGTGTGGATGGGGCAGCAAAAATGGTTGACACCGATACCGACACCCGCGACCGCGTGATCGCCGTTCAGACCGAGGTGGGGCAGCTCCAGAAAACCGTCGAGACTTTGGGCGAGAAGATGGACACGGTGCACTCTCTGATCCAGCAAGGCCAAGGCGCTAAATGGGCGGTGGGGCGCATCGGTGCAGTGCTCGGCGGCGGCGTCGGCGCGCTGATCTTCACTAAGGGCGGCGTCGTGATCTCGGCAGTGGCTGCGGCGTTTCATTGATATTGCGCTCCCTGCGGATCCGGCGCACCGCCAGCTCCAAGGTGCTGCGCGGCACATCTTCCAGCTCCGGCTCTTGCACCATCATATCCGTGACCAACTCATCGAGCGTCATGCGCTCCGGATTATAGCCGTTCCGCTCTGCGGCTGTCAGCGCGCCGTTCACCAGCTTTAAAACTTGTGGATAACCTAGCATAGCTTCCTCCTATTCGATCACCACTTTGTAGTGCACAGGGCCGCCTTCGGAGCTGGCATCGATCTTGATAACCGATCCGTCCGGCAGTGTGATGGATTGCCGCAGCGCCTTCTCGATGCGGCGCTGCACCGTCCGCATGGACTTCTCGTCGGCGCGTTGGCCCCATATTGGATCCTCGGCGGCCAAGAGCTTCGCGGCCTCATAAGTGGACGCAGAGGTTCGGTGCTGCGCGAGCATGGCGCTGCACAAGGTTTTCGCTATCGAGATCGCTTCGGCCTGCGCCGCGACCTTAACCGACGCCACCCGCAGCACGCCCACCTCGTCACCGTTCGGTAGGATGACACCGTGGCGCTGGAGCCAGATAGGCGACGCCCCGCGCAGCGACATATTCATTTTGGCGTCATCGAGACGCACATAGCGGTTCAGCTCATGCGCCGGAATGCCGTAGGTTTCCGCGTCCGCTTCGGAGGCGTCGAACAGCGTGAGGGCGATGCGCGCCGAGTTGGCAATAGCCGTCGCGCCACGCAAGGCATCCGCAGCGCCTGCCGCCGCGCCTTTGGGCGTGTGGTGGGTAACGAATATTGAGGCGTTCGATTGCTGCGCCAGCTCACGATACGCCGCCATGATCTGCCGCATGGCTTGGTTATCGCTGTCGTCGCTGTCGTGGGTTTCGATCAGCGGATCCGCCATCATAACCCCTATGTCCATCTCGCGGATCTTCGCGGCGAGCTGCGCCAGCTCCTCGGTGCGGATCTTAACCGGCCTGTCTCCGTCCGCCACTTTGAAGCAAAACTCTGCGCCTGGGAGGAGCGCCACATTGGCTGCCACGGCTACCGGATCCAGCTCGAAGGACGCGCAGATCGCCAGCATCCGGCGCTCCATTTCGTTGCGGTCGTCCTCGATGTTGGCGACCAGCACCTTCGTCGCGCCTTCGATCCGCATCTCTCCGAAGGTCTTACCTACGGCCAGATGCGCCGCTATGGTAAGCTGCAAGGTAGACTTACCGGCGGAGCCTGGGGCGGCGAGCACCGTCACCGCTCCGCGCATCAGCATGCGCGGGATAATCCAAGCGCGGCGCGGCAGGGCTTCGGGCAGCGTGAAGGGCCGGAACTCGATGCGCGCGGCAGCGCGTGGAGTCTCTGCGAACACGTCGAACTCGGCGGCGGGCACCGGAACCACGTCTTTGAACACCACCTCCGGTGCGGCCACGCCTGCGGCGCTGCGACCGTAGTTATATGCGTTCTCGACTTTGCGCTCCAGCCTCTCCCACGGCCACGGCGGATTGCACCTATCATTCCAATGGTCGCGCATCAGCTCGAAGCACTTGCGCTCGGACACGCCGAAGTCCTTCACGGCAGCGGCGACGCGGTAGGTGCCGCTATCGCTGCCCTGCCCCATCGTGGTGCCGACTTCGCTCTCCAGATAGCGCGTGGCGAACAGGATCGCGGCGGGCGTGTCCAGCGTCTCCACGCCGGTCTGCGTCGGCTTCTCGGCCACATGGTCAAGCTGCGCGATGAGGCTGTGCGGGGCGGCGCGCATCGGCGCGTCCACCGCC